AGGAGAGTGAAAAAAAAAATCCCTCCCTAGTTCGTCCGCCGACGAGGGAGCTATCAACACAAAAACTAAACTAGACACATTTTTGGAAATCTAGTTGTATATTCTGTATATCAATTATATAGTCCTGCTTTTTTTTATGGTTCGACCATAATTCGACCATTTGATGTTTTATGTACTATCAAGATTTCTATATTTCATATTTTATATTACTTTAAATATTATATTTGCGCATTGTCAAACTAAAATAGTGCGTTTATGAAAATGTTTTTTAGAAGCATCCAAAAATGGATGAAAGAACGTAAAGTTCGTCGAGAACTTAAAAAAGACCAAGCTTTAAGAGAACGCTGCATTGGTTATGTCACAAAAGTGAATGGAACCAGTTCTTTCATTAATGTGGCTGATTATACATATAAATATATCAAAGAAGGAAAATTGCCTTAATAATTTTAAACTTCCTTGTTTGGTAAAAGCATGGGTAAGGAGACCTTTATTCTGCTTACAGACTCATTTTGCGCATTTTCATTAGAGGATGCTCCTATCCCTTTATGTTTGTATATTCTTTTTGTTTTGGGATATATCTTGGTATAATATTCCCATTAGTTGGGATTTGTTTTCATATATTTTTCTTTTGCAATTATCAATTGAGATGTTATTGTACTGATCAATCCATGTAACACTGTTGTCTTGCAATTTATTTAAGATAGCATCAACTTCGTTAGCTAATGAAGAGTTATATGATTGTATTAAAGTAACAAAATAAATGAAGAAGGTATTTTTTATATTTTGGAGTTTTCTGTTTGATTTAGCTTTTTCTAAAATAATATTTCTGCTATTGCTCCTTTTTAGTTTTTCAATTTCATTTTGTAATTTATCAGATATTTCTTTGTAGAAATTGTCGATATTTATCAAGTTTGGTTGTACAATTACAGTTAAATACCAGTTCTCTTTGACAGTTTTCTTTTGAGAACGATTTGAGTAATGTGTTTGAATAATGAAAGTAATAAGCGTTATGATTAAAGTGACTGTTGCAATGAGATTTGCATAGGAATCTTTAGCTAAATATTGATCATATTTATTCCAAAAAGGTAATTCACTAGTTTCAACAGCATTACCTTTTATAGTAGGAAAGATTAACGTTTCATTGTTTATTGAATCGTAATTGAATAGTACGTATGAACAAGTCTCTTTCATTTTGTTTTATTTATTTTTCTAAAGTATTCATTTGAAGCTTGTCTTTCACAATCTTCAATATCTTCTTTCAATAAGTTCACCAGCTCTTGGTTGTTATCAGCATAAATTATATGATATTTCTCTTTAAAGTTATCAACTCCTTTAAGTGCTAATATACTGTCATAAAATAAACCAAGATAAAATGAGGGATTAAAAGAAGTTGTATCTTTGGGTATTTCAATATTAACTTCTTCTTGGTCCTTATCCTCTTGATCCAAATTCAAACTTCCTCTCACAGATTTACCTTGTGGTCGTCCTGTAAAAGTGGTACTATTTATACCTCTATGTTCAGCTGTAAGTTTAATAGTCTTCATTATTGTTATATTTATTGGGGTAATACTTCCTTAAAGTATGTTTTATTTAGATAGATTTTGACTTCCAAAAACGTTCCAGGAAAATACTGGTAAATATGTTTTAAATATTTTTGATCAGGCAAAATACTAATATCATTTTCTTGATTCAAAGATAAAAAAAATGATTTATCTTTTTTATATGGTCCTCTTTCATTATCACAGTTTATTATAGTTCTTCCTGAAATAATATTTAAATGAGGTTTGTATTGGGGATTCTTTTTTCCAAAAGCTCCTAAAGTAATGAAAGCCCTTAGAAAATTCATAGTACCTCTCCCTCTACTTTCATCTTCATATTTTAATCGACTAATACCTTCTTGTAAACAATATAAAGTATATAAATCCTCTTTGGCAAAGCATATATTATTGTTTTTTTTCATAAGTTCATGATGCTTTACGTACCACTTCTCTGTGTCTTCTATCATTTCTTTATTTTTTTCTTTTGTTTGAAAGAATCCTTCTGAAATGGAAAAACCTAAATTGAGGATTCCGAGATTTAACTCTATTATTGGTTCACCATTGACAATTTCTTTATATGATACTCCGTTTACATACCATTCATTATGTATACTGTGATCTTCTGCATTATTAAAGATTTCAGATAATAGTTTATCTATTATGTTCTCTCCAGTTACATTTAAGACAGCATTTGATTCTCTTAATGATGAGTTTATGAATCCTCTAACTTCTTTGCATATAGCTCCTTTATTATTTTCCTTATAGGATGTTCTTTTTGCCCATCCTTTTTTTAAGCCTAAATACAAGAAACCTTCTCCTTTATTGGCTTCTTTTACTTCTTTTATAAGTTTGAAGACATAAAGGCATTTATTTGTTTTAGTGTATTTTGATTCTTTATATCTAATGACTTTTTTTACACAGTTGTAGAATTTTAGATTGTATGAGTATTTAATAAAGTTAAGCTCTTTGATAATAATATCAAGGAACATTGCATTGGGGATGTCAATATATTCACAATCAGAGAAATCAATTAGAATAGAATCATCACTTAACAAATAGGAAGATAACATGATTTTAAAAAAAGTAATGCTGTCATCACTGTTGTCTTCAAATGAAAAATGTCTTGGAACAATAATTGATTTATTGATATACTCTTTTGAAATAAATCCCTTTTTTTTGAGGAATATAATCAAGCTTGTAAATACAAATATATTCATTCTAGGAAAGACACCTTTCGCAGCAGATTCTCGTTTATTTCGTTTTTGAGCTTTTCTACGTTCTAGATATATTTTCTTTTCAATTAATCGTTCTTTGGTCATGCTTATCCTACATTTCGTTCGTTCTTCAACATAGCCAGTTCACCCTTTAATTTTTGGTTTTCTTCCAAAAGCCGTTGGGTAAGCACTGTTTTTTCGTTAATCTCATCTTGTAAGTTTGTAATTGTGTTTACTAAATGTTCTATATATTTGTTCGATAGATTCTCAATTGTGCGGGATATGCTTTCAATAGTCTTTTGCTGGCTTTCAATTAAAGCCATTGAAGGACTGATTTGTTTTTGTATTTCTGCCGCAATAATATCGTTACTGTCTTCACTGAATTTTTTGATAACAGTTTCACCAAACTCAAATTTCATATTATTATATAGTTCTACTGTTATTGGCTTTTTGTTATTTTCAATTTCAGATAGATAGTATTGTGAAATTCCAAATCTATTACAAAAATCCAATGGTGTTAAATTTAGGCTTTTGCGGAGTCTTTTAATATTGATTTCTTTCATAATTAATTTTATCCTATGTTACGTTCATTCTTCAGCATTGCTAATTCACCTTTCAATTTCTGATTCTCTTCAGTGAATAGTTGAATCGTTTTCATCTGCTCATTTATAGTCCCCTGAAGGGTTGCTATTGTATCAACAAGGCGTGTTATTCGTTCTATGTTTGGGTCAGGTGTTACTTCTGAAAGTAGCATTTGACCTTTTCCGCGAAGTAACCACTCAGCAGAAATATCTTCATAGGTTAGTAGAATTGAAGTTAATACCTTAGCGGAAGGTTCTGTTCCACGTTGAAACATTGATGCTATTACAGATTGTGTTACACCAATTCTTTTCGCAAATGCGCTATCTGTAATGCCGGCAGACAGAATTATTTCTCTAATTCTTCCATTAATAGTGTTGTTATTTGTCATAAATCCAATCAATCAAAAGTTAATAAAACGCAAATGCGATAAAATAAAAAGTTTTTTGTTTTTAAAATAACGCAAATGCGATTATATTTGCATCATAAATCAATCAATCATACAAACATACAAAAAATGATTGATAAAACCAATTAAAAAATAACGATTATGAGCTACAATTTATCACAAATAATGAAGTCTGCACACCGCAATTACAAGAAGGGTGGAAAAACATTTTCAGAGTGTTTAAAATCTGCATGGAGCTTCGCAAAACTCCAAGAAAGTTTCTCACCGGAAGCAGTGAAATCAAGAACTGATAAATTTTTAGCTGAAAGACATGAAGCTATGAGCAAGACTGCCAAAGCTACACCTAGCAAGGAATATAATAACCTTAATATTCCCGCTTCCGCTTACTACAACCCAAATAGTACTCATTACGGTGCACATTACGTCGGAGATTAATCAAATTATACAACAATGGATAAAAGAACCGAACTAGAAATACAGCGAGACAAATATGAAGCTGTGATTGAAGAACGAGACGCGTTGATCAGCTCTTTGAGAGGTGAGAATGAAAAACTCAAACGAGATTTAGAATCAGAACGTGGATTTTATAGAGAGAAAGTTTCCCAATGTGATGATTTGAAGAAATTTATTGAATCGCAACGAAACTTAATGGACATAGTTTTGAAGAACAACCAAAGTATTCTCTAACCCTCACTAAAGTCAAACCAAACCGCCGGTTATCCGGTACCCAGTCCGGTCTTTGAGCCTGCCCTTGAAGGGAGACTGGGAACAACAGAGAAGAGTTCTTTGACATATTGGTAAAATGGTGTTTTGGAAGCCGACACATGCCGAAAGGGATTACTGACGTAGGCGGGCTTCTCAACGATATAATGCTGTGGTTAATGGTCAAGCCGTATCGTTGTAAAACTAAATCAGTTAGACGTTTGTCGGCAAATCGAGGTATTTGCTTTATGTATATAAAGGTGATGTAGCTCAGGCAGGTTAGAGCGCTGTGTGTGGTGGATGGTTGAGAGTTCGAGTCTCTCAAGAAATACTCTTAGCTTAACGGAAGAGCACCACAAGCAGAGGTCGGCGGTTCGAATCCGCCCATCGCTTCAATGTTTAATTAAAGAATATAGAGTTATGACAAGGTTTTTCCAGTTTGTAATAGTTGGAATAATATTAGGGGCGGTGCTTATGTTACTCGCTTCTATTGTTTCTTCGTGTTACTTTTTTATTACAACATTTACGTTGAGTGATTTTGAAGAAAGAACAGCTTCATTTGTTCTCGGTGCGGTAAGTGCTCTATTTACATACGGAATGTTCCGGATATTAATGAATGCCTTACAAGCATTTTCAGATAAGTTGGATGCAATAAAAAAGAGATATGAAAGCAATAATTGAAATTAAAGATGTCGCCTTTCGAGAGATAGGCGACATCAATAGGGGAAGAGGGAAACCTATCAGGGATTGCGTGAAAGTATTTGAAAGCTACAAGGTGATAACTTTCTTTGGCATTCCCATTAAGCGAATTACCCATAGATTGAATGATTGGGATCCTGAAGAATCGACTTCAAACTCTCATAAGCAAGAGTGATTGTTAATGGCGGTGTTCCATCAATGAAATGTAGGATACACTGTTTTCTATGGTCCTCAATTTTAATAACACATCCTAGATTGATAAGGATGCGTTTACCGTTTTCGGTAATCTCAATAAATTTGTTCATTTTCTTGTTTTTTGATTTGACACTTCAAAAATAAGAAAATACCCCGTTCCTTTTTTATTAGCGAATAATCTTGGAGCGGGGAAAACTATTAACTAACTAATAATCAGTATGGAAAAGGATATTCAGAGACGTAACGTAATTGATGTATTACGGAGTATGGATGTTGGTGCAATAGAAGTATTTCCTATCGTTCAGAAACCGTCTGTAACTAATACATTGAATGCTCGGCTTTATAAAGAAAAAGCTGAAGGAATGGCTTGGAAAACAAAGTCAGATGTAAAAAATATGCAGTTTATAGTAACTAGAATTGCATAACTATCTTGCTTGTTGAGATGATCAGAGGTGAAATGGCTGAAATATTGCTAGATAATATTCTCCGTCTGTTTTCTACAGAAACGTTTGGAAAAGATAAGTCTGCGTATTATGTGGGTGGGGAAAAGAAATTGATGAATCTTATAGAAGCGGGTAAGATTGAAAGTGATAAGCCCACTAATGTCCAAAACGGCAAGTGGCATTGTAATGCTGCTCAAGTATTACTTCATTGCCGATGTGCGGGAAGGAAAGTTAAATCTAAAAAACGGAAGAAATGAAAAAGATTAAAGTGATACAGTATGCCATGATGTTCATTGCCTTATGGACAACACTGTATCTTGTAGATAGCATTGAAGTTAGCAAGAAAGAATTTATTGCTGCTTTTGTATTGGTGACTGTCGTATCAGTGAATTATATCTGTTTTCGATACTACGAAGATAGGAAACAAAATAAAGATAGCCTGTGAAGGTCTGCATTGCTTAATTTTAGTATTTGTCATGTTTATTTAGCCCGGTTCGCCGGGCATCTGCCGGGATAGCCCAGTTGGTTAGAGCGCATGTTTCTACATGAGGTCAGCGGTTCGAATCCGTTTCCCGGCTCAACTCAATCAGAGTTAAGTAACCCGTGAGGGGGAAAATTATGTTTGTATCAATAACAATTCAATCAATGTAGCCGGAAGCGTCTGGCTACGACCTGAAGGAATGGCGGAATTGGTAGACGCAAGTATGCAGATAGATTGAAGAAAGTCATACATAGGTAATCTGTCATCCTGGTTCGAGTCCGGGTTCCTTCACAGAGAATTTTTCTTTTTATGTTTAACTAATGTTACCAGCGAAAAGGACGCTGTAGGGTTAAAGCCCCTGTTATTTGAGTTTTAATTGTTCTATACTATTCCGGTGTGCTTTGAACGGCTATCCGGAAGCAAGAAGCTCGTGAGAGTGCTATTTAATAGTTAATGTCGTGTTTTATTTTGTGTTTGTGTTCTAGGTGAATGGTTCGTGAGAATAGTTCACTTAAAACGGATGGCTGGTGTAATTGGCAGCATACGCAGATATGCGTGATGTGGGTTCGATCCCCACGCCATTCACCCTTCTGATCCTAATTAAATTATAGTAGTTCATGAGTTTTGTTTTGTGTTTGTGATTGGGGTGTATGGTCTGTGAAGATAGTGCACCTTTTTAATTAATCGGGCGGATATGTATATCGTTGGTTGAAACTGCGGTGAGGTGCACCAATATTCCGTGAGACCGGTTCGACTCCGGTTCCGTCCACTAGCATTTACATTATGTATAAATCAGGGAGCCGTACACCCTTCAAAGCGTAGCCGTTCCATAAGGTACATTGGATTATTCATTTTCTTATTTTTCTGCCTGTACAATATCGTACAGGCAGTTTTTACTACCTGAAAATGGCGTTAAAATGGCGAAGTTTCTGTTTGCTAAACTTGTCAATAACGATTACCTTTACTGATGTAATGAACTAAAAGTCAAACCATTAAATTAGAATTATGACAGCGAGAAAAAACACTGTATCAACGGTTCAGAATGAAGAGAAGAAGAAAAATTCTATCAGACCGCTTCTAGCTTCTGAAATTGAATGTAGGGTTGGTACTATGAAACCGGACGGTTCGGGCTGCTCCTTGCTATTATACAAGGATGCTCGAGTAGACATGAGAATACTTGATGAAGTGTTCGGAGAAATGAACTGGAAACGGCACCATGATGTCGTTAATGGGAATCTATTCTGTACGTTGTCCATTTGGGATAATGAAAAGAAGGAATGGGTGAGTAAACAGGATGTTGGGACAGAATCTAGCACAGAAAAAGAGAAAGGGCAGGCTTCGGACGCCTTTAAACGTGCAGGATTTAACTGGGGAATTGGGCGTGAACTTTATACGGGTCCTTTCATTTGGATTCCACTTGAGAAAAATGAAATATATCAGAGCAAAACAGGTTCTCCTGCTCTATACACCAAATTCAGTGTAAAAGAGATTGGTTATAACGAGCAAAAGGAGATTATTTTACTTGTTATTGTGGACAATAAAAACCGCGTTCGTTTTGCTTATGGTAATACAAAGGAAAAAGTATATGCTCCCAATGTTTCTGCTTCAAACGCTTCGGGCAAAGTATATACTGGTGTAGACCTGGATCGTGCAATTAAACAAATGACTGGTGTTAAAAGCCGCGAAGAGCTTGAGAGAGTTTGGGCTGAACATCCCGAACTTCACAATAATAAGGAGTTCAGAAACATAACTATTGACATGCAGAAAACGTATCCTCCTAGAAATTGATAATAATGATAGAATTAGTGAAATCCAGTGTGGTTTTCAATGAGGAAAACCACACTTATATGCTCGGTGAAAAACAGTTGCAAGGTATAACCGGTATGATTAGCCGGCAGTTGTTCCCTGACAAATATAAAGATGTCCCCGATTTTGTATTGAAGAGAGCTGCAGAGAAGGGTAGCCTTATTCATGCTCAATGCCAGTTTGCTGATGTAACAGGCTTACCTCCTGAAAGTATTGAAGCAGAGAATTATATCAGAATGAGGGTAAATGCCGGATATAAGGCGCTTGCCAATGAATATACCGTTTCTGATAACGAATACTTTGCATCGAATATAGATTGTGTTTGGGAGAAAGCCGGTAGAATTAGTCTTGTTGACATCAAAACTACCCTTCATCTTGATAAGGAGTATTTAAGTTGGCAGTTGTCAATCTATGCTTATTTCTTTGAACTTCAAAATCCATTACTCAAAGTTGATAAATTGTTTAGCACTTGGTTGCGTGGTAATAAACATGAATTTGTTGAAATTAGTCGTAAGTCTGATAAAGAAGTCAAGAAGTTAATGGAATGCGAGAAGAAGGGTGAGCAATATCTATCCAATCTTCCCGTTCCTGCCCCTGATGATGACAAGTTACTTATTCCAATGCAGCTTGTAAATACTATAATCGGGATTGAGGAAGAACTTGCAGATCTAACCAAGATTCAGAAAGATTATAAGGCAAAACTGAAAACTGCTATGCGTGAGAATGGTGTCAAGTCATGGGATGCCGGAAGATTGCGAGTTAGTTATACACCCGCTTCTACGAGTGACAATTTTGATACTAAAAAGTTTCAGGCTGACTATCCGGAATTATATTCTAAGTATATCAAAACAGTTCCTAAAGCTGATAGTATCCGTGTAACAATAAGGGAGGATAAATCATGAGTTTAAACAAATTGATGCTTATCGGGCATGTTGGCAAAGACCCCGATATTAGAATTTTGGAAGCTGGTTCTAAAGTGGCCACTTTCTCCTTTGCCACCACTGAAAAAGGTTATACCCTTGCCAATGGAACACAGGTTCCTGAAAGAACTGAATGGCATAATGTTGTTGTTTGGCGTGGTCTTGCCGATGTTGTTGAGAAGTATGTCCATAAGGGAGACAAGTTGTATCTGGAAGGAAAGATAAGAACTCGGAGTTATGATGATAGCAGAGGAATTAAACGGTATATTACAGAACTTTTTGTTGATAATATGGAGATGCTTTCTGTTAAGCCTCAACAAGCGCCACCACCGCCACCTCTTCCGGAACACACCAATAATCAGACTCGAAGTGCGGTGAATGAGTGCCCGCCACCGCCACCACCGACCAAGGACGATTTGCCATTCTGATAGGTTATGGAAGCAACATTGACGAAGAAAGATGGCAAAATCCAAATGGATAAGTCTTTCGAGTTCATGTGCAGCACACTTCGTAATGGAGAATACACTGTAACCATTAAGAAAAAAACACAGCCGAGAACATTAAATCAAAATGCTCTCATGTGGAAATGGTTTCAGTGTATTGGTGCCTGTTTGCGTGAATACACAGGTGAAGAGTATTGGAGCACTGCTGCTGGAGTTCAGGATATACATGACTTGTATTGTAAGAAGTTTCTTGTGAAACAGGTTCATGTGAATGGTAAGGTGGAAACTATTGTGCGAGGAACAAGTAAACTTAATACTTTAGAGATGCATAATTTCATGGAAAGCGTGAAAATAGATGCGGTCACCGAGTTTGGTATTACACTTCCATTGCCTGAAGACCAGCATTACTTAGATTTTATTCATGAGTACCAAAACCGGTACTAATTAATCCTTTTATAATTTATGATTGCAAATTTGAGAAACTACGAACCCGAGACAATCGAGTTTGTAGTTCCCGATTCTATTCGGGAAAAATTTCCCCCTGTTTTATTTCAGGGTTCTACGAATGTAGATGAATTGATAAAGTTGGTGAATGAGCATTTCAATGCTACATTCCCTGAAAGTGAGGTGACACAACGTTTACTGGATGAATTTGAAATTTCCGAAATTCGTGAAGAGTATTGCATCAAGCAAGAGAATGAGGTCCCCAAACGCGAACGTGAACTGTTGGAAGCCATTGAACGTGCAAAGAAAATTAAGAGTGATGCACAAGACAGGTTAGCTTCTATTAAGACTGAAATTAAAGACCTGGCTGCCGAGGTCAAAAAGGGGACGAGGGAGTATCATCTTTCAAGTAAGAATACGATCCGGTTTGCTCTTGATGGATATTTCCTGTATTATTCATGGGTGAACGGTGAGTTTAAGCTTGTGAAAGCTGAAAAAATTCCTGATTGGGACAAACGTTCTCTTTGGGCACAGGAAGATCGAAACAGAAAAGCGATGCTTGATTTGTTTGGTATTGAATATCCTGAAGTAGAACGTCCTATTGATGATACAGAAGATTATGGGGACAAGTTCGAAGAAGACCTGTCTGATAAACTTCCTGAAGAAGAACCGGAAGACGATGAGTAGATTGCAGCACAAAAAAGGCAGGAAGTCCAACTATGTGAAGCGGCTTGTGAATAATCCAGATTGGGAAGAAGCCAAGCGTAAAGTTCGTATTAGGGACGGACATAAATGCCAGATGTGCGGTAAAGACTTTAATTTAGAGATTCACCACAAAACATACAGGGTTAACGGAAAATCAATCGTTGGTCATGAGCTTGAACATCTTGATTGTCTCGTTACCCTTTGTGGTGACTGTCATTTGAAAGTTCATAAATATCACATCAAATTATGACATACCAGTTAAGAGACTACCAAAAAAGTGCTAGTGATGCAGCGGTCAGCGTTTTTAAATCCAAGGAAAAGAAAAACTACGTGATAGTTCTTCCCACTGGTGCCGGGAAGTCCCTTGTCATTGCCAATATAGCTGCACGGATAGACGGGCCGCTGATAGTGTTCCAGCCTAGCAAGGAAATACTCGAACAAAATTTTGCGAAACTTCAATCATACGGCATATTCGATTGTGGAGTTTATTCAGCTTCTGCCGGAAGAAAGGATATCAATCGTATTACGTTTGCTATGATTGGTAGTGTGATGAAACACATGAGTTTCTTCAAACATTTCAAGCACGTTCTGATTGATGAATGTCATTTAGTGAATCCGGAGAAAGGAATGTATAAGGAATTCTTTGAAGATGAGCAAAGGAAAGTTATTGGGCTGACAGCGACTCCTTACAGATTATGTTCAGGAAGAGGTGGTGCTATGCTTAAATTTATAACTCGTACCCGGCCAAAGGTTTTCACTGATGTTATTTATCACTGTCAGGTGAGTGAACTACTTGCTAAAGGATTTCTCGCAAGTTTGAAATACTATGATATTACAAAGTTGGATTTAAGTAGAGTCAGGACTAATTCTACTGGTGCAGATTACGATGAAAAAAGTCTTCTGCAAGAGTTTGAACGTGTGGACATATACAAAGATATAGTTGGATGGACAAAACGTCTGTTGAACCCCAAATCGGGCATACCACGCAAAGGTATTTTAATATTCACGAGGTTTATTCGTGAAGCTGAAAAACTGGCTTCCGAAATTCCTAATTGTGCGATCGTTAGCGGTTCTACTCCAAAGGAAGAAAGGGCACGAATTCTGAAAGGTTTTAAAGATGGAAGAATAAAAGTTGTTGCTAATGTCGGAGTACTTACAACCGGATTCGATTACCCGGAGCTTGATACGATTGTTCTTGCACGTCCAACCAAATCCCTTTCCCTCTATTATCAAATGGTCGGTCGTGTTATTCGTCCCTGCCAAGGTAAAGAGGGTTGGGTTGTTGATTTGAGTGGGAATTTCCGGCGTTTTGGGCGTGTTGAAGAGTTACGCATAGAACAGCCTGAAAAGGGAAAATGGTGTATAATGAGTCGTGGCCGTCAATTAACCAATGTAGTATTTTAATTATCATGTGGAGAAATTACAAGAAGAAAGAAAAGAAAAAGCCTCTTTTCGAGGTAGAAGGTGTTAAGGTCAAGAAGAAACCTGATCTTGTCGATAAACTAGACAGAATATTTAGTTTATTCATCCGTTATCGTGATACGATGCCTAATGGATATTTTCAGTGTATTTCATGTGGTAAAATAAAGCCTTTCAATAAAGCAGATTGCGGTCATTACATCAACCGCCAACACATGAGTACTCGCTTTGATGAAATGAACTGCAATGCTCAATGTTCACATTGTAACCGCTTCATGGAAGGAAATATTCAGGATTATCGCAGACGTCTAGTTGCCAAGTATGGTGAACGAAATGTGCTGATCCTGGAAGCCAAGAAAAATGTTACTAAGCAATTTAGTGACTTTCAATTAGAAAAGCTGATTACTCATTACAAGGAGGAAGCGAAAAAACTGAAGGAAGCAAAAGGTCTGTGAGTTTTATTACTAATCGGAGTATAATCCCTTAAAATATGGAAAGAAATTCATTCATCTTTTATAAAGGGTGGAGAGAAGCAATCAAGGATTTGCCGGATGATGTCAGGCTGGAGATTTACGAAAGCATAATTGAGTATGCGACAACGGGAAATCTTCGGGGGTTGAAACCTATGGCAAATATTGCTTTCAACTTTATAAAGATAGATATAGACAGGGATACTGAAAAGTATATGTCTATTGTGGAAAGGGATAAGGGCAATGGTTCTAAGGGGGGACGTCCGAAAAGTGAAAACCCAAAAGAACCCAAAGAACCCACAAAACCCACTGGGTTATTTGGAAACCCAAAAGAACCCACAAAACCCGATAATGATAATGAATATGATAATGATTATGTAGATGATAATGATTCTCATTTAAAAAAGAAAGAAACTTCTCCTAAAGGAGAATCAAAGAAAGACGAGCTTTCTTTGTTCCCCGAGGAAAAGATTGATTGGGGTGGGCTAATGGATTATTTTAATTCCACGTTTAAAGGTAAACTTCCTGCTATAAAGTCCATAGATGCAAAACGAAAGAAAGCTATTAAAGCACGTGTCGCACAATACGGGAAGCAAGCTGTATTCGATGTGTTCCAATTGGTTTTAGACAGTCCTTTCTTGCTTGGACAAAACGATAAAAATTGGAGGTGCACTTTTGACTGGATATTCAAGTCTGCGAATTTTACTAAAATTTTAGAAGGAAATTACAATGGAAAACGAACTGATACTGCGGCCACAAGAAGAGAATCGGTTAGCAGTCTTACGGACCTCGCCGAAAAACTATTGCAAAGCTCTATGCCCCAAGAAGGTTGAAGATGTATTTCAAAGTGATGAACCTTCTATTGGCACTATTATAAGAAAGTTTGGTGAGCCGCAAGCCAGAGCAGTGTTGGTCATATTGATAGCTGATGCCTTGGAGTTTTTCAATGTCGGTAATCCAATGTCGGCTACACAAGTCGCTACTACAGTAGATTTAATCATTGAAGAATATCCATATATGAAAACTGATGATTTTAAACTGTGTTTCAAGAACGCAATGAAAATGAAATATGGCAATATCTATAATAGAATTGATGGTCAGGTCATCATGAGTTGGCTTCGTGAATACAATAAAGAACGTTGTGCTGTTGCTGATAATCAGTCATGGAATTTTCATAAAGAGAATTTGTCGGAGGAAGTGAACTATACAAGTGGCTTGTCGTATGAAGAATACCGGAACGAACTCAAACTTAGAGTTGGGCAAGGAGATGAAGAAGCTGCTAAAGCGTTAAGTCTCTCAAATGAAATAATCTCTTATCTAAACAAAAGAGAAAATGGCAAACAAGAAGCAGAAGGTGACAATTTACTGGAACACTAGGCATATCAAACTTGAAGATATTCCTGAAGTGAAAAGAAGAATACGGGAGCGTTTTGGTATTCCTAATCACACAACTGTTAATGGTGAAACGGATTGTTATATCCGTGAGGAAGATATGGAATTGCTTCGGGAAACGGAAAAACGTGGCTTCATTCAAATACGTAATAAGCCCGCATGAAAATGGCGTTAAAATGGCGAAGTTTCTGTTTGCATAACTTGTCATTTTACGATAAATTTACTGATGTAATGAATTAGAAGTCAAACCAATATAATTAAATTATGGAAGTACAAAACATTAGAATTGACCTTATCAGTCCTTCTCCTTTGAATCCGAGAAAGACTTTTGATGAAGCAGCTCTTGAAGAGCTTGCAAGCAACATTGAAAAGCAAGGTTTATTGCAACCTATCACTGTCAGAGTTGCTAAATCCGAGGAGATGACTAACCTAGAAACCGGAGATGTTACCCCATTACCTTACACATACGAAATTGTTTGCGGTGAGCGTCGTTTCCGGGCTGTGTCACTTTTGAAAGCAAAGGAAGATGAAGCGAATGTTGCAAAAATCAAAGCCCATCGAAAAAAGTCGGAAAAATTTCAGACAATATCCTGCATTGTCAGAGAAATGACAGATGATGAGGCTTTTGAAGCGATGATTACCGAGAATCTTCAAAGAAAAGATGTTGATCCCATCGAAGAAGCTTTTGCCTTTACGCAGTTGGCTGAAAAAGGACGAACTTTGGAAGATATCGCTCTTAAAATAGGAAAGTCTACCCGGTTTGTTTTTGACCGTATTAAATTGAATTCTCTTATTCCTGAACTAAAAGAGCGGGTAAGAAATGGAGATATACCATTGTCCGGTGCTATGATTCTTTCTAAATTGGATGAAGATACTCAAAAAGAGTTTCATGAGGAGGAGGAAGAACAATGTACTACTGCTATGATTCGAGAATTTGTGAGTAATTCTTTCATGGAGCTTGGTAACGCACCTTGGATTAAAGATGATTCCGATAATTGGGAAAATACCGATATTAAATCATGTTCTCAATGTGAGAATAATACGTGTAATCATGGTTGTTTGTTCTATGAAATGAATAGTAAGGATGCTAGATGTATCAATGCTGCTTGCTATGAGAAAAAACAGATTGCTTATGTGACGCGGAAAATTCAACTAGAATATGAACATCTTGTTAAAGTTGGCGAACCTCTTTCATTTGGAAAAACAGTAATTATCGCTAGACGTCCCGATACATATTGGGGAGAAGATAGAAAGGTTTTCTATGAAAAAACTTTGGAAGCTGTTAAACAACTTGGATTTGAAATAGTTGATCCTGATGAAATCTTTAGATGTAAGTGCTGGTATTCAGAAGATGATGAACGCACTTTGAAAATGCTTGAAGATGGAGAAGTTTATCGTTGTCTTTCATTTTTTGGACATTATTCTCCCGAATTTAACGTTAGTTTCTATTATGTTAGAAAAGAAACGGCTTCCTCTACTTCCGCCGTTGCCGATCTAAAAGAGATAGAAAGGGAAAAAATAAACGCCCAATTAAAAAGAGCGAAGGATATAGTCAAGGAGAAGTCTGCTGAAGAAATGCGTAAGTGGGCGCAAGAGAAAACATATTATCAGAGAACAAAAGAATTCTCTGAAAATGAACAACTTGTTTTTGATGTGCTGGTTCTTAGCGGTTGTAGCAGTACTTATCTTGAAAAACTGAATTTGAAAAAATGGAATGGTGAGAGTGATTTTGTAAATTATGTCAAAAACAACCAAGCTGACCGACACCAATGGTATAGAGCCTTTATTGCTGAATGCTTATCATCGAATAATGTGAATTTCTACTCCTATTTGCAAAAGTGTCAGAAAATTCTTTTTGCAGAACAATATCCGGATGATTTCAAAGCGCTCTCTAAGAAACTTGCGGATTCATATGATAAGAAAGAAAAGAAGCTCAAAGAAAGATTGAAAGAGCTAAATAACGATAACACAGAGGAAGCCTAACGGTTTCCTCTCTTTCTTGATATGCTTATGAGAACTTGGACTAATGAGCAACTCGCTATACTTGATAGCGAGTATCCAACTGCTAATTTAAAAGAGCTTGCTGGTCGCCTGGACAAAACACCTGAGGCTGTGAAGGCAAAAGCCTTAATACGTAAATTAAAACGTTCGCCAGACGTGAGGGTTTGGAGTCCGGTTAAAAGACAAAAGCTAATAGCTCTTTATCCCGATCATACCAATCTTGAAATAGCTTCGATGCTTGGTTCAACTGAAAGTGCGGTTGCTGGTATGGCTTTCAAACTAAAATTGAGAAAATCTGCAAAGTTCTTATTTGAACATTCCTCAAAGGGTTTCTTCCCCAAAGGGCACCAACCAATGAATAAAGGACGCAAGCAAACGGAATACATGTCTGATGCTCAAATTGAAAAAACGAAAGCTACACGTTTCAAAAAGGGATGTATCCCAAAGAACCATAAAGAAGTTGGATATGAACGTATAACCCGTGATGGTTACATTGAAGTGAAAACTGCTGAACCGAATGTCTTTGAGCTTAAACACCGGCTTGTATGGATTGAGCATAATGGTGAAATACCTCCTGGGTACAATATTCAGTTCAAAGATGGAAATAAGCAGAATATTTGTATAGATAACTTATACATGATTAGTCGTTCTGAACAAATGAAAACCCAAAATTCAATGTATGCCCGGTACCCGGAAGATGTTCAGTATCTCATCAAGCTAAAAGGAGCTTTGAGTAGACAGATTAATAAAGCAACAAAAAAAAATGAATCATGATTGATGGAGCAATAGATAGATTGAAAGAAATGGTTAATAAACCGTTCCTTTATCAGAATGAAGAAGTAGTAATTCTCAATTACTGTGACGGTACCGGTGATGATGGTACCGAAGTTGAGATATACTTGAATAATGGCAAAGTGTTAGTGTTTAGTATGTTTGATTTGGCTTCCAAGTTGAACCGTTTCCGGCCAATAACAAATACAGTTGTCGTGTTGGCAAATGAACGGTTGAATAAGGTGTCTACAGTGAACCCTACCATTTTACAAGATTTGAGAAATTTGGTTCTTCAACAAATAAAGGATGTGAAAGAAGATCCTAGTAAAGTGAGCCAAGCAAAACAAGTTTTCCAAGGGGTTAATACCGTAATCAATCTTGCCAAAACAGAATTGGAATACAGGAAGTATTTGGATACAACAGACCCTCAAAATAAATAATTAGTATGCTGATAGATAAAGAATATGTTCATTGGTTTCGCATCAGAGACCAACCTAATAGAATCGTGTGAGATTATTCATAGTCTAACAATTTAACCCGATCGATATGATAACATTGAATAGGTTTGCCCAGAGATGCTTGAATATCATGAGGAAGCGCTTTAAGATGAATGAGCATAGCTCAAGAAAAGCGTTTAGCATAAGAATTGAAGCCGTTTGGAGAAAATTCGATATTGCTTCTAAATATAGGAGTGATAATCTTCCTAAATATTCGGAAGATGAAGAATTGGCAGCCGAGATGATAATTTACCTTGTTGCCTATTTAAAAAGATTTGGTTGTGAGGACATTGAACAGCTTATCAAAGATAAGATAGAGTTCGATGATAGAAAAAATGATTAGGTGTTGTTACTGACTGTTTGTGTTGTTGATTTTAATATAGTTAGTTATGACAGAGATTATTCAAGTCTGCCTACTTGATTTTAATAAGGGGCAGCTCACGGGATTGCCGAAAAATCCACGTTTTTTTCGTGATTACCGCTTTGAAGCGATGAAGAAAAGCATTCAGGATTCGCCAGAGATGCTTGAGCTTCGAGAACTTATAGTTTTTCCCTACAATGATGGCAGATATATTGTTGTTTGTGGTAATTTACGTTTGCGAGCTTGCAAGGAGTTAGGTTATAAAGAACTGCCTTGTAAAATTCTGGCACCTGATACCCCTGTTAAGAAGTTGAGGGAATATGCCACTAAAGATAATGTCAATTTTGGTGAGAATGATTTGGACGTTATGGAAAACGAGTGGAATAAGGCGGAACTCCAAGATTGGGGCATCGAATTTGCCCCGGAGAAGAAAGAGGATGAATTTAAAGAGCGCTTCGATGCCATCACGGATGATACAGCCATTTATCCTCTCATTCCAAAGTATGACGAAAAACATGAGTTGTTTATCATCACCTCAAGTAATGAGGTAGATAGCAACTGGCTTCGTGAACGGCTGGACATGCAGCACATGAAGTCGTACAAAACCGGGAAAATAAGTAAATCCAATGTAATTGATATAAAAGACGTTCGCCATGCCCTGCAAGATAGTAATACCAAGTCATAAACGCCATGACCGGGTGTTCGCTAAAAAGTTGGTGAACGATCCTATCATTTGCGTTGCTGAAAGTCAAGCTGACTTATATCAACAATTTAACCCGGAATGTGAAATTGTTACTCATCCTGACGACGTTATGGGCCTCATCCCGAAACGTAACTGGATGGCAAAGCATTTTGGAGAACTTTTCATGCTTGATGATGATGTCCATGCCTGCAAACCTATTTATGTGGAAAAAGGAGAACCTAGCCGGATAAAGGATAAAGATAAGATAACCAATATCATTCAGTCATTATTTGAGATGGCCAGTATGATGGATGTACATCTGTTTGGCTTCACCGCTCGGATATCGCCGGTAATGTATGATGAATCCGCTTTTCTTTCTCTTTCGAAAATGATAACCGGTTGCAGTTATGGAGTAATCTATAACAAAAACACTTGGTGGAATGAGGAAATACGTTTGAAGGAAGATTTTTGGATTTCTTGTTACATGAAGTACAAAGAACGTAAGGTTTTAACCGATTTGCGGTATAATTTTGAGCAAAAGAACACTTTTGTAAACGCTGGTGGGCTTGCTTCTATAAGGAATCAGGAAGAGGAACGTAAATCTATCCTCTTTATCAAAAAGAATTTTGGTGATAGTATTTTGCTAAAGAGTGCAACCACTAATGGGAAAGACAAAACAAAGCAGCTCGTTCAATATAATATATCATGCAAATTCAAATTCTAATAGTCTGTAAAAAAGGCGTTTAAATGGCGTCCATTCTGTTTGTCATATTCGCCTTTTTTAGCTAATTTTACTGATGTAATAAACTAAAAGTCAAACCATTAAATTAGAATTATGATTATAAGAACAGTTTGCGGATATGATTTCTTTGAGGTGAGTTCTGCAATGCAGAAAGCCATTAGGCGAGCCGACACCGGGGTAGCCGGCTTTTTTGCATTGGAACTTTGGGCGAGTGGGTACCGCGATTATGTGTGGAAGCGTCTGTTTACCATTAGTGCTGAAGATTGCTATGGAATCATTACTAAAGAGATAGAAGCATTGTGGCAGGGGCATGAGCTGGTAAACAAGACTGCTACTGAACCCAAAGGGAGGATATTTGTCAGTAAAGCTGTTATTCTCCTTTGTGAATGTAGAAAGAATCGTGATGCGGATCATTTGCAAAACTTCATCTATGATAGAAAGGATATTGATATAGAAAAGTGGATAAATGATGTCAGGCGTTACCCTATTCCTATTCCAGATTACACTTTCGATGTACATACACGAAAGGGTAAAAAACATGGGAGAACCAAAGAAGAATTCTTTCAGGAAGAATACAAGGCGTTACAACCTCGTGTTCCTGGTTTATTCGATGATTTGGTTCAACCCAGTCAACCAAAGTTATTTAATGATGAAACCACGGCTAAGTAGCTGTGGTTTCATCATTTTTCATATAAGTCAAACCAATTTAATTAAAAAAATGAACACGTATTACAAATTTGCGCCAAATGTATTTTTGGCAAAGTGTGATGAGAAGCACGAAAAAGGTGAAACTATTGAAGTTACCACCAAGTATGGAAAAGAAAATGAATGTATTGTTTTCAACCTCATTTACGAACGTGATGGATTCTATTACTACTCAATCGTACGGCCTGATGGCTTTAATGTGCAAGAGTGGGCCAAACAAAGAGCTGAACGTCGTCATGAATGGGCTACATCTGCTGTACAGAAAAGCTGTGAATATTACAACAAGTCCAATAAAGATAAGGATTTTCTTTCTCTAGGTGAGCCTATCAAAGTGGGACATCATAGCGAGAAGCGACACAGAAAAGCGATAGATGATGCGTGGAACAATATGGGGAAAAGCGTTGAGTTTAGCGATAAGGCTGCCGAACATGAAAGAGTTGCGAAGTATTGGGAAAAAAGGGCTAATACGATAAACTTGTCCATGCCGGAAAGTATAGATTTCTACGAACATAAGTTGGAACAAGCAAAAGAATATCACGAAGGATTGAAGTCCGGTAAGTACCGACGCGAGCATACATACGCTATGGCTTATGCCAATAAAGCAGTAAAAGAGGCTAAAAAAAATTATGACCTTGCAGTAAAGCTGTGGGGCGATGTTTAATAATTTGTAGTATCTCAAATAATTTACTATGAGAGAATTATCAAAAGAAACCTCATTACAAAGGGTAATGAGGGCTTCAGGTCGTGTACCTGTACAATGCTCATGCAGTGTTTGTAAACAACAATGTCATACGCCATGTTTAGGTACTCCTGATGATATTGAACGAATTATTGATGCAGGTTATGCCGACAGGTTAGCGCTGACGAACTGGGCTGCTGGTATATTCTTAGGGGTTATTAATATTGCTATTCCGATGATTCAGCCCGTTGCTGGTAAGGAGTATTGTGCTTTTTTCGAGAATGGACTGTGTATCTTACATGATAAGGGTTTGAAGCCCACTGAAGGACGTTTGTCTCATCACACAGTCAGGAAGGATAACTTCAATCCTGCTATGAGTATTGCTTGGAACGTTGCAAAAGAATGGCTGATGCCGGAGAATGAGGATGTACTTTCTCGTGTAGTAAATAAATTCTTGAATGCGAGGAAGCCATGAATGTGTGTCAATCAATACCTCGTAGAGATTGTAAGGTGTTTGCTAAATGTGGAGCAAAATCCTTATCACATTGCCGGCGGCACCGCGAAACTGATGAGAAGTGTAAAAGTTGTACTCTAATTCGTCGTAAGCCGCGTAATCGGATTATAGATGATTCAGGACGTGAAATGAAAAAATGTACCCATTGCGGAAATTACTTCTACTTGAACCGGTTCTACAATCGTATAGTGGTGAGAAAAGGTAAGGAATATCATTTGTTGACTTCCTGGTGCCGTATGTGTATGTCACAGATTAATAATCAGAGGGCAAAGAAGAAAAAGTGACTTGTCTATTAAATTTTTTGTATGAAATATTATGCTTCAGTCAGCTTTGGAAAGGATTCCTTGGCAATGCTTTTCATGCTAATAGATAAAGGATATCAGTTGGATGAAGTCGTTTTCTATGATACAGGTATGGAATTTCAGGCAATCTATAACACTCGTGATGCTGTTCTTCCAATTCTTAAAAAACTTGGCATTAAATATACAGAACTGCATCCGGAGCAACCTTTTCTTTGGACAATGTTTGAAAGGCCGGTTAAGAAAAGAGGGACCAATATTATCCATAAAAAAGGATATAGTTGGTGTGGGGGAACATGCCGGTGGGGAACGAGTGAAAAACTTCGTGCATTGAAAGCTCACACAAAAGACGGAATTGATTATGTCGGTATTGCTGCCGATGAGACCCATCGCTTTGAAAAGGAAAAACGACCAAATCGGGTTTTACCACTTCGTGATTGGGGCATTACTGAAGCAGATGCACTCCAGTACTGTTACACAAAAGGCTTTGTTTGGCATGAGGATGGAGTAAGGCTATATGAGCTACTTGATCGTGTGAGTTGCTGGTGTTGTGGAAATAAGAACTTGAAGGAGTTGAAGAATATGTATTTGTACCTTCCATGGTATTGGAAAAAGCTGAAAGAACTTCAGTTAAATACCGATAGACCCTATCGGCGTAATAGTGGAGAAACCATTTTTGATTTAGAGGAAAGATTTAAACGTGAAATGCAACAAAAATAGTTATTATGATTCCCTTATGTATAAATGGAAAAGATTATTATGATCGAGAAGAAGCACTTGCTGCTTGGTTCGAGGAATGGTTAATGAAACAAGACTTTGAGCAAGATCTTATTGATCGAGAGCTGGAGCTTGAATATCGAAAGACTCATCCTGATTGGAACACTCCTTATGTGATGTATGGTGTTCGTAAAAAACATAAGTGTATCCAAAAGAATGAAATTGCCGTGTTTTATGACTTGTTACCGAGACAAAAGCGTGCTCGTACTGCTGAAACACATTGGTATAAAGTATTGTACAAGAGAAAGGCCACTCCTGAAGAAGTTGAGTCACTCGAGGCTGGGGAATATACCCGTAGATATTTGGTGTATTCCCTGTTTATTGAGAAGAAAATGACTCTTGACAAGGCTTTATCTCTTATAGTTGCCGATGATAAATTATTAGGAATTGCTGATAATACCATCTCTGAAATTGTAACAGCCTTTGAGACTTTCTTTAACCGTAAATTTAGAATTTATAAACCCGAGTTTACAACTCAACTTAATTTATTTACAGATTAATATGAAAACAACAATTATTTCATGTGTGATTTTGTTTGTGTTCCTGCTATATGTAGGACACTTATCTATAACAATCAAGCCGTTCACAGCCCAACTTCCATACTGGCATCGTTCGCTCGGACTGTTTTTGTTGATCCTCTCTTTTATAGTGTATAATGCCGGTGAACATGCAAAAGGCTATCTTGATGGATTAAGAGAGAGTGAGAGAATAATACTTGAATTGTTGAAGAAAAAGACCGAGTAAAATGGCGTTAAAATGGCGAAGATTCTGTTTGCTAAACTTGTCAATAAAGATTACCTTTATAGACGTAAAGCATTAAAAGTCAATCAACATGAAGAGGAATGAAAAAATAGAAAAATTAGAAAGACTAGGTATTTTCAATCAATGGAAATATAATACAGAAAGAGCAAATGAGACATTTAATATTGAGTGTCCTGACTTCTCAATGACAAATGAAGAGCGGATGAACAATTTGTTAGATGTTGATTGCTGTTTTCATCGGTTTCTAGCTATTTCATTCCCTTTTAATGGTACTCCTGAAGGCGTTGCTTTTTGGGAGAATATTGCAAAAAAATAATCGAACTTAATTGAATTGAAATTATGAGTAAAAAAGATTTAATAGAGCAGAACATCACAAGAGTTCAAGAATATGTGAGGGAACTGATTGAAGATGCAAAGTGGAATAATGGTGTTTCGGAAACTCTTGAATCTACTTCAATAATTGTAGGTAATAGTGATGATATCTATGATTTTGCAATTTTATTTGCTTCTAATACTGAATGTGTTTATTGTGAATTCATAGATAGTAAAATAGAGTACATTGATTGTGAATTAGATTGTGAAATATGCCAATTTGAAGGAAGAATAATTTTTCAATATATAAACGGAAAATTTCATAATCCTGCTAGTCAAATTATCGAACTATCAAAGTTGCTGATGAAAGGCGAATTAAGAGACACAAAAAGTATCTTTTGTTCTATGGTACTTCGATTAATGGATACTGAAGAATACAGTAACAATTATTGTAAATCTTTGGATTTAGTTCTGAGGCTGTTTCCTGAAATAGATGGAGAATTATTAGAAAAGGAATTGGATAGATATATTTAAGCATTACAAGGATGAGTAAAATGAATTTAAATGAATTAAGAGACAAAGCATATAAAACAGCTTGTGAACATGGGTTTCACGATCAAGAGCTAAGTAACAATCATTTTCTTTGCCTTGTGATTTCTGAACTGATGGAAGCTGTGGAAGCAGATAGAAAAGGAAGGCGTGCTAATGTTGATCGGTATAATAAGAAGATTGCTAACAGCCGCATTTGTCAAGGATTGGATTCTGACATTCCCAAAGAGCGCGGTTACGAAGTTGCATATAACGAAACCATTAAAGGTTCAATCGAAGAAGAATTAGCTGATGCTGTTATCCGCTTGCTTGATCTTGCAGGACTTCGAGGAATAAACCTTGAACTTGCCAATGGAGATATTGATGACTGTATTGAAGATATGGCAGAAGCCTGTAAAGGCGAAACTTTTACCGAATCAATCTATTCCATCTCTACACTTCCTGTTAGGTATGACGGAATATTTGATTTTCCTACAGCCGTGAATGATATGATACTATCTATCTTCGGGCTTGCCAAGCACTTAGATATAAACCTGCTTTGGCACATCGAGCAGAAAATGAAGTATAACGAACTCCGTGAAAAGATGCACGGGATGAAGTATTAACTCTCAAATCAAAAAAATGGATGATAAACGAAAACAAATATTGGTAGATTACATATCCTACCTGTATACGACGGGTAGGAGCTATGATAGCATCGGGAAATACATCAAATATGTGACTGATTTTCTTGAAAATTCCGAAGAAATCAATCGTCATGGTTATTATAAATATAAACATAAAAATGCTGATGCTATGGTGCGCCATTCGTTTATGTGTGAGGCTGTTTGTGATTTATTGTCTTATCTTAAAATCGGATATGGCCGACGGGAAAAGGCTGTAAAGCCTTTGGAGAAACTTGAGGTTATTTCAGAGAAGAATAAGAAACTGCTTAATGATTTTATAATATGGTTGACTGATAACAATTGATATGGGAAAGCAAGAGAAACCATTAACATTCAAGCAAGAGAAATTCTGTAAATACTACGTTGATACAGAAGGTAATGCTAGTGAAGCATATAGGATGTCTTATGATGCGTCAAAGATGAAACCTGAAACGATTTGGAGTGCTGCTAGCAGATTGTTAGCCAATAGCAAGGTTAGTGCAAGGATAAGTGAGATTAAGCAACAGAGGGCGAAAGAGACTGAAGTAGAGAGGAAAACGGTCGAAAAGGTATTAATGGATATTGTACTCGCTGATCCCGATGATTTACATTATGTAGACCCTGTTACCGGGAAAACAAAGATGAGAAGTCCGTCCCAACTTCCAAAGCGTGCCCGTAATGCGTTGAAGAAGATTCAGAATAATAGAGGAGTGGTTAATTATGAGTTCAACGGCAAGACAGAAGCCGCCCGGATTCTTGGTGCCTGGAATGGATGGGAAGCCGATAAGAATGTCAACATCAAAGGTGGAGACGGAAATAAAGTCGGTGAACTTCGTATCGGATTTGAAGATAATGAGAATTCGGAAGAATAGAACAATTTGAACTGCAAAATCCGGTATTCATCCTACGGAGAAACCTTACTTTTAGAACAATATGGTTATAAATTATAAGAAGCTAAATCCTAACGGATTCTATCTATTGAAGTACTTGAATGATGAGACTATCCGTTTTATCATTCTCTATGGAGGTTCATCTTCCGGTAAGTCGTATAGTGTGGCACAAACAATACTGATACAGACATTACAGGATGGTGAGAACACTCTTGTCATGCGTAAGGTAGGAGCTTCTATTCTCAAAACCATTTATGAAGATTATAAGGTCGCTGCGATCGGTCTTGGCATCTCCCATTTGTTCAAATTTCAACAGAATACTATTAAATGTCTGGTAAATGGTGCGAAGATAGATTTCTCCGGTCTTGACGATCCGGAGAAGATAAAAGGTATCTCTAACTATAAGCGAGTTCAGTTAGAGGAATGGTCAGAGTTCGAGCATCCGGATTTCAAGCAGCTACGTAAGCGTTTGCGTGGTAAGAAAGGGCAGCAGATTATTTGTACCTTCAACCCGATTAGTGAAAGCCATTGGATAAAGAAAGAGTTTATTGATAAAGATAAATGGCATGATGTACCGATGACGGTTACCATTGCCGGCAAAGAGTTGCCGAAAGAACTTACCAAGGTCAAATCCGTAAAGAAGAATGCACCCAGGCAAATACTTAATCTTCGTACTAAGCAAATCGAGGAACAGGCACCTAATACAGTTATTATCCAATCTACCTATTTGAATAATTTTTGGGTGGTCGGTAGTCCTGACGGTGCGTATGGTTTCTATGATGAGCAATGTGTTGCCGACTTTGAGTATGATAGAGTTCACGATCCGGACTATTACAATGTGTACGCATTGGGAGAATGGGGTGTCATTCGTACCGGTAGTGAGTTCTTCGGTTCCTTCAATCGTGGCAAACATTCCGGTGAACATAAGTATGTTCCGGACTTACCTATTCATATCTCTGTCGATAACAACGTGCTTCCGTATATCAGTGTATCATATTGGCAGGTCGATTTCACAACTGGTACCAAGGTTTGGCAATTCCATGAAACGTGCGCTGAAAGCCCAAACAATACAGTAAAGAAAGCCTCCAAACTTGTTGCAAAGTATCTGAAATCTATCCAATATTCTGATAGGTTATATGTACATGGTGATGCATCAACGAAAGCGGCAAACAGCATTGACGATGAGAAGCGTTCCTGGATGGACTTATTCATAGATACATTGCAGAAAGAAGGATTCGAGATTGAAGATAAGGTAGGCAACAAGAATCCGAGTGTTGCCATGACCGGTGAGTTTGTTAATGCCATTTTTGATTGTACTGTTCCCGGTATAGAGATATACATTGACGAATCATGTTCGGTATCTATTGAGGACTACATGAGCGTACAGAAAGATGCTAACGGTGCCATTCTTAAAACTAAGGTCAAGAATAAAACTACCTTGCAGACTTATGAGGAGCACGGGCACCTGTCTGATACGTTCCGATATGTCGTTGTGGATTTGTGTAGTGAGCAGTATATAGAGTTTAGTAACCGGCGAAAAAGAAACTTGTATGCTTGTAATGGCACTATTAATTTCTTCAATCCAGATACCGAATGTAAATACACTAAGAAGATTCTATATGTGATGCCGAATGTTAATGGGAAATTTGTCCTTATACAAGCGTTTAGATGTGGAAATAAATGGCATGTTGTTGATGTCGTATTTATGGATACTACTTCAACAGAAGATATACGTTCTTCTATTTTGTCCCATGAATCTGATTCATGTGTAATTGAATGTACAGATGCTTATTTCCCTTTTATCCGGGAACTCCGTTCTAGTACAAACAAGGAGATTCGTGTAATGAAAGAGTTTCCGGATGTAGATAAGCGTATTGCTGCAACATCTGATTATGTGAAAAATAGTATTCTTTTTTCTGCATCAAAAGTAGAATCTGATACGGAATATGTTGCCTTCATGAATAATCTGATGGACTATAATAAAGATAGTGAAACAAAAGAGGCCAGTGCTGTTTTGAGTGGGCTAGTACAGTTCGTTGTAAAATTAGGTTTGAATTGAATTGCGTTATATGTGATTGAAAATAAGGATGTTGTATTGTTGATATTATGTTTTCGTAATTTCAAGATTTTAGTGTTTTGGAAAACGGTTTTCCTTTTTACTTAGTTTTGCTCAAAAAGGAACCCAATGAATATTTTTTTTGATAATCTATTTGGAAAGAAATCTAAGACTAAAGGTGAAGTTGAAATAGTTACTTCATCTGAAAATAAGGATATAGATACTCAAAGTGGCAAGGCTGAAAAATGGTCAGTTGCATACATTGAGGACCTTACTAGTCCTATTGTAGCGGGCAGTAACTATCTAACGCTATTCAGTACGATACCTGAAGTCTTTTTCCCGATCGATTATATTGCATCGCGAATTGCAGGTGCTAATTTTCAATTGAAGAAAACTAAGGATGACAGTATAGTATGGGCGAATAAACGAATGAATGGCATACTTAGTCGTCCTAATTGTTTGATGCGTTGGAAAGAATTGATTTATCAGCACCATATTTATAAATTGTGTACAGGGAATAGCTTTATTCGTGCCGCTATGCCTGATGTCTTTTCTACAGCTGAAAAATGGAGATATTGCGATAATTATTGGGTGCTACCTTCTGATAAGACTATTGTAGAACCTGTTTACGGGAATATGCCATTGTTTGGTATTGCCCAAACAGAAGATATTATTCGTAGCTATCGTTTGGAGTATGGTTGGAATGGTAGTTTGGAAATTCCTCCATACCAAATATGGCATGATAGAGACGGAAGTGCAGAGTTCTATTCAGGGGCTATGTTCTTGAAGTCCAAAAGTCGTCTTGCTTCCCAAAATAAGCCAATGTCAAATCTAATAGCTGTATATGAAGCTAGAAATGTGATTTATGTAAAGCGGGGTGGATTGGGCTTTATTGTAAGTAAGAAAACTGATGCTACCGGTTCAATAGCGTTGACTGACGATGAAAAGGAACAGCTTTTGAAGCAAAATTTTGAGAAGTATGGTGTAAGGAAGGGCCAGGTACCTTATGGTATTTCAGATGCAGATATTGACTTTGTTCGTACTAATCTTTCTATTGCAGAGTTACAGCCGTTTGAAGAGACTTTGGCTGATGCAATAAATATTGCAGGGGCATACGGCATCCCTGCCGTTCTTGTTCCGCGAAAAGACCAGTCCACATTTAGCAATCAGGCTACTGCTGAAAAGAGCGTATATTGTTCAACTGTTATTCCTATGGCCAAACAATTCTGCAAGGATTTTACAGCTTTCCTTGGTCTTGAAGGAGGGGGATATTATTTGGATTGTGATTTCTCTGATGTTGATTGTTTGCAGGAAGGATTGAAAGAATCCGAGGACGTAAAGACAAATATAAATAAACGTTGTCGTGAACAATTCTCATGTGGGCTTATAACGCTCAATGACTGGCGTGCCCAAATAGGTGAAAGTATGATAGAAAATCCCTTGTTTGACAAATTGAAATTTGATATGTCAGATGAGGAACTGGATAAAGTAAATCGAGTTTTTAACACTAAAAGTGGAGATGAAAAAGATGGAAGAGAAAATCAAAAGCCTTCAGTACAAGACAAAGGCAAATGATGTTGATGAGAAGGGTATCGTTACCGTTGCGGTGAATGGTATCGGTGTGAAGGACTCACAAAATGACATATCTATGCCCGGCTCATTCAATAAGACATTGAAAGAAAATATTGGTCGGATGCGTTGGTTCCTGAATCATCGTACAGACCAGTTGTTAGGTGTTCCGTTGAGTGGTAAGGAAACAGAAGGTAATTTGGTTATGGTCGGTCAGTTAAATCTTGAAAAACAGATTGGCCGTGATACGTTAGCTGATTATAAACTGTTTGCAGAGAATGGCAGAACACTTGAACATTCTATTGGGGTCAAGGCCATTAAAAGAGATTCTGTTGATCCCTGTAAAGTGCTTGAATGGCGTATGATGGAATATTCAACATTGACAAGTTGGGGGAGTAATCCCCAGACTTTCCTTGTGAATATTAAGTCTGCTACTGCCGACCAGGTAAAGGAGGCTGTTGATTTCGTTCGGAAAGCGTTCTTGCAGCATGGATATAGTGATGAACGTTTAAAAGGATACGATATGGAATTAAGTTTATTACTGAAGAGCCTCAACGGTGGTGCCGTTGTCTCATGTCCTCATTGTGGTCATCAATTTGATTATGATGCAGAAACAGAGCATACCTTTGCCCAACAGGTATTAGATTATGCTGCTGATTATCAGAGATGGATAACACAGGACATTGTAAGGGAAGAAATGGAGAAGCTCACTCCGGAGATTAGAACCCAAGTAATTTCTCTTATTGATTCTGTCAAATCAGAAAAGAAAGAATTTTCTCAAAAGGGTCTACAAGACTTTATGAATTATGTAAGATGTCCCCACTGTTGGGGAAAAGTATATCGTTCGAATGCTATTCTGCAAAACACTTCTGAAGATACCACCGGAAAAAATGAGCCGTCTGTTGACACTCAAGAAAAGAATGACGGGGAAAATGGGAACGATGAAGTGACGATTAAAGCCGCTGATAATGGCACTTTATTCGATTTTAAGAGTTTGAATAGCTGTTTCGAGAATAAATAACTTAAAATTTAAATTTTATGCCAATTAGAAAATTTACAGTATCAGATTTTAATCTGAAAACGGACGGCTTGCCGGCAGAACAGAAGGCGTTTATGGAAAACATCGTCGGCATGATGTGTGAAGTAGTAAACAAGTCCCTTGAAGGAATTGCATCACCGGATGAGGTATCAAAACAGTTTGACGATATTAATAAATTGCTGAAATCCTATGACAATGAGAAGTTTCAGCAATTGGTTAAAGACAATGAAGAACTCGTTGCCCAGGTAAAGACCCTTGGAGAAAGTATTGAGAAAATGAAACAAAAGGGCTTGTCTATGAATGCTATCAACAAGTTCGATGAGAAGTTGAACGAGATGCTTGATTCTGAAAAATTCAGAGATTTCGCAGAAGGAAAAACACGCAAATCAGGAGAATTTGACGGCTTCTCCTTGAAAGATGTCGTTTCCATGACTGACAATTACACCGGTGATTTGTTGATTACTCAACAACAGAAACGTGTTGTGACTCAGGTTGCCAACAAAAAGTTGCATATGCGTGATGTATTAACGACGCTGACAGCTGATCCTGCATATCCTCAACTCGCCTATGCGCAAGTATATGCTTTCAACCGCAATGCCCGTTTTGTAACAGAGAACGGTCGTTTACCGGAATCAAGTATCAAGGTAAAAGAGATACAGACAGGAACTAAGCGCCTTGGTACTCATATCCGTATCTCAAAACGTATGTTGAAATCAAGAGTGTACATTCGTTCCTACATCTTGAACATGCTTCCTGAAGCTGTTTGGATGGCAGAAGACTGGAACATTTTGTTTGGTGACGGTAATGGTGAGAATTTGCTTGGTATTATTAATAATACTGGGGTGACTTCTGTAGAGAAGATTATTAGTACAGCCATTGTTACAGGTGCCGCTGGTGCTGTAAAAGCTATTACCGGATATAACGGTGATAAGGATGTGATTGTAGAGTTTGCAGAACCACAGGATTTGATTCTTGATGGAATGAGTATCACGTTCGCTGGCGCCGCTGTTCTTACAGAACTGAACAAAACACACGCTCTTGTGAAAATGGAAGATGGTCGTATCCTTATTCCTGGTGTCGCGTTCTCCGGTGCTGAAACGGCTACGGATAAAATGACATTCAGTGTTCATGAAGCCGGCTTTAAGAACATTGAGGAACCCAACTCTGAAGATGTAGTGAAAACAGCTTTCGCCGCAATGACATATGCCCAGTATTTTCCGAATGCTATTATTCTTAATCCAATGACTGTTAACGGTATGGAATCAGAGAAAGATACGACAGGACGTAATCTTGGTATCGTTAAAATGGTTGATGGGGTGAAATATATTGCCGGTCGTCCGATTATCGAGTATGGTGGTATTCTTCCAGGTAAGTATCTTTTGGGTGACTTTAACCAAGCCGCAAATTTGGTTGATTATACCACTTTGACACTTGAATGGGCTGAAGATGTGGAGACCAAGCTTTGCAATGAGGTTGTGCTGATGGCACAAGAAGAAGTTATCTTCCCGATTTATATGCCGTGGGCTTTCGCTTATGGGGATTTGGCCGCATTGAAGACTGCAATAACTAAAGCGTAGGATTATGGATTACATACTTAGAGGTAACGATAAGGATGTAACCAATGTGCTTAAAGAGCAACGCATTCGGATTAATAGAGGGATGATTCAACTCATCCCTATTTCCGAATGTGGTCTTGTTACAGAAGAAGATGCCCGAAAGACATTGGAATGTATGCTTGCAGAGAAAAATGAAGAGATTGGCAGGCTTACTGCATCCATTGCAGAGAAAGATAAGACAATTGTTGAACTGACAGAAGAGCGTGAAACAATGAAAGCTCGCATTGCAGAACTTGAAGTACAGGTGCCTTCTGATGAAAAGAATCTTCCGGTTGCCGATTCAAAAGATTTGCAAGAGGAAGATGCCAAGGAGGTAACTGTTACAGATGATAAAGCCGTTTCCGTGGAAGATGAAAAGAAAACCGGGAAAAGCAAGACTTCTAAATAACTATCGCTATGTTGATTGATGTTTCATATTTTATGTCAGGTCCCAGGCATATTGAGAATGTTTCGGTCGCTGAAATGCCTTCGCCCCAATCTCTTGCTGTGAATGAGGTGATAAATGGGTATATTAAGGCATTTCAGCCCGAATTTCTCCGGAATGTTGTTGGTGTGACTCTTTCCCAAGCTATCACAGATTATTTGGAGCTTATTGAACGGGAAAAGGAAGATTCTTCAGATGAAGTTGATATTTCAGAAGAGAAGGAAGCCCCCCAGTCCGGATATGCAGTATTATGCGAGAAGCTGTGTGAACCGTTCGCTGACTATGTCTTTTATCATATTCTTCGTGACGCAAACACCCAGGCTACAATAACCGGGCTTGTCCGTTTGAAATGTGCTAATGAATATGTAGCTCCTTTGAAGAGACAAGTAAGCACATGGAATAGCATGGTAGAGAAGAATAAACAGTTTGTTGAATGGGCTATGTCGAATGATTGTCCTTTCGATGTGCAAATAACCAAGAATCTTTTGACCCCAATTAATGCTTTCAATTTATGATAGATTTAGATATAACAGAACTGTTTGAGGAGATTGTAAAGGAACTTCCAGAAGGGCTTGAAATCCTCTATCCAAATGGGAAAGGGGGAACTAAAGTTGTGAAGTCCCCAAGGTTGAATTACATCTTCGGTAGCAGTCAATATATCAAAGATATTTTAGATGAATACAGTAAGTCTTCTGCCCAGTCTGAAAGGAAGTTTCCATTGGTTGCACTATTCACTCCAATTAGTGAGGATAGAGGTGACGCGGATTATTTTTCAAAAGCAAAGGTTTCGTTAATTATAGCATGTTCTTCTTGTAAAGAGTGGAGCAATGAGATGCGCAGAACCACATCTTTTAAAAATATCCTTCGGCCAATCTATAAACGTTTATTGGAAGTATTATATGAAGATTCTCGGTTCGACTGCGACTATGACGAAAAAGTGAAACATAGTTATTCAGAAAACTATTCATATGGCAGATACGGAGCCTATACAGATTCCGGTGAGGCTGTGAGCGAGCCGATTGATGCCATAAATATACGCTCGATGGAAATAAAAATTAATAATCTTAATTGTAGAAGAAAATGAGAAAGATTAGAACGTGTAAGGGTTCCCGGATGAACACTGGTAGTTCTGCTTGTAGCATTGACTGGAAAAAGGTCAAAGGTGCTATCTTGACAGAACATGGGTGTGACCTGAAAAGTCACGTAATTGATTGTTAAACAGCAATGTATATTGCAAGA